GCTTATTGACCACGCTGCTCACAGACAAGAGTATGTTTGTCAATCGCAAAGTTTAAATTTATTCTTTCCACCAGATGTTAATAAGTCAGACTTGCACAATGCACATATGTTAGCATGGGCAAGAAACTTAAAGACTCTCTATTATCTACGAAGCGAGGCTATATCTAGAGCAGATATAGTATCTGATCAAGTAAAAAGAGAGATTTTATTCGAACAATCAGATTGTCTAGCGTGTGAGGGTTGATATGAGTTTATTAGAAGAAAGAGTCTATTACAAGCCCTTTAAATATGATTGGGCATTTGAAGCGTATAAAAAACAACAACAAAGCCATTGGATGCCTGAAGAAGTTAATCTACATGATGACATTAGAGATTATAGAGAGAAACTTACAGTTCCAAATCGAAGACTTATAGATAATATATTTAGATTTTTTACACAAGCTGATGTAGATGTAGCTGGTGGATATGCCTCGCATTATTTACCTACATTTAAACAACCAGAAGTAAGAATGATGTTATCGGCTTTTGCCGCTATGGAAGCAGTACATATGGAAGCATATGCACTTCTAGTAGATACTCTAGGTAAAAGTGAAGATTTCTATAAAGAGTTTATGGATATACAAGAGATGGCAGAAAAACATGAGTATCTAACAAACTTTAATATGGAGAACCCTTTTGAAATTGCAAAAACACTTGCAGTATATAGTGGTTTTACAGAAGGAGTACAACTATTCGGTAGTTTTGCAATACTACTAAACTTCCCTAGACATAATCTAATGAAGGGAATGGGACAAATTGTAACTTGGAGTGTGCGTGATGAGTCGCTTCATGTAGAGGGTATGTCAAAACTATTCAGAGCTTTCGTTCAAGAAAACCCTGAGATATGGAATGACAGACTCAAGTATGAAATCTACTGTGCTGCTGAAAGAGTAGTAGAGTTAGAAAATAATTTTATTGACACTTGCTTTGAAAAAGCAGAAATACAAGATTTAACTCCTGAAGAAGTTAAAGAGTATATTCGTTATATTGCAGGTAGAAGATTATTAGGACTAGGTATGAAGAATATCTTCCATACAAAAGTTAATCCATTACCATGGATTGATTATCAATTAAACGCAGTTGAGCATACCAACTTTTTTGAAAACCGTGCTACCGAGTATGCTAAGGCTAGTACACAAGGAAATTGGCAGGATATATTCAAATGACAACAGAACAACCAACACCTACCATAACTATTGACGGAGTAGAACACCCAGTAGACAACTTAAGCGAAGAGCATAAAGTTGTTATTGGTCATGTTCAAGTAGCAGATCAAGAAATAGCAAAATTACAAAATTTAATTGCTATTCTTACGACAGGTAGACAGGCTTATATCAATGAGTTAGGAAAAGAACTAAACGGAACAGAAGAAGAATTTACAACACAATGAGAATCTTTATAGGGTATGAGGAAGCACACCCTGAAGCGTATGAAGTGTGCAAAGCTTCTATACTAAGATTTAACCCAACTCATGATGTGAGACCTTTAATTAAGTCTGAGCTTATAGAACGAGGAGTTTATTATAGACCCCATCAAGGCGAGTCTACGGACTTTGCTTTTACCCGTTTCTTAGTACCATATCTCTGTGATTACATGGGTTATGCACTATTTTGTGATGGCGACTTTTTATGGAGAGACGATCCGCAGGAAATTACACACTTTAAACAGAATAAATATGATGTTCATGTTGTGAAACACCCTAACTTAATACAAAAAGAACACCCAAAAATGGACGGTAAAACAAATAGACCTTACGATAGAAAGTATTGGTCATCTTTAATGTACTTTAACTGTGCAGGAGCAACAAGGTTAACCCCTGATACGGTATCTCAAGCCCACGCGGGTGATTTGCACGGTTTTTTATGGACAGACAAACTTATCGGAAGTTTGCCCTTAACCTACAATATGATGGTAGGTTATTATACTGTGCCCAACCCCAAAGCAGTTCACTTTACGGACGGAGGTCCGTGGCTTGATGATTATAAAGATATACCTTATGCAGATGAGTGGAAAGCATTATGGGATTTATCGAGGCACTAGAACAACCCGCCATGTTCCAATTTGATATTGCCGTTGTTTGCATATTTCTTGGATTAGCAGTTTGGTGTAAGTGGAGCGGAGTTCGACTGGGACTCTTTGTAGGCGGTATGCTTTACCTGTTCTTTGCAATTCTTTGGCATATGCCGTGGGAACTGTATGTTCAATAATAAAAATGTAATCTTAGTAGGCAATTCAGTTGAAATGCTAAACTATGAACATGGGGAATTTATCGACACTCATGATGTAGTTATGCGTATGGGTAGGGGAATCCCAAACCCCAACGGGTTAGAAAATAATACCAAAGCTATTGGTACAAAGAGTGATGTGTGGGTTACAGGGTTCTTAAGAGAGAACACGATAAAACAGCCCCATATGAAGAAAATTCCAACTATACTACTCAATAGAACAAGAATGTATATGAAATCTCCCCGAGAGCCGTATCATTTAAAAGACTATACAACAATGTTCACAGACAATCAAATTCTTGAGATTTATGATGAATTTGGATTTATTGACACAAACGATAAAACTAATCCTAAATATGGACGTCCGTCCAACGGTTTTATCACCTTACTATACTTAACTAGAAAATGTTCTTATAAGAGTTTAACTTTGATAGGGTTTGACTTCTTTGCAAAATATTATCCAATTAAGGTAGGCAAAGCAAAGCCACAAAGCTGGCATTTACCCCACAATAAGCATATAGAGACCCCGCATCATGGAGATACGGAAAGAGCTTTTGCATTGGATTTGAAACGAAATGGAGTAATTAAGTGGATAATCTTATCTGATTTGAAGGAAGAAGTCCTAGATTTCTAAGTACTTTTCCAATGGTATTTGGTTGTGGGAAGGGTGTTGAGATTTTCGCGAACATCATTGATGTCCTGACCTAAAAGATTAAACCAGTCAACAAGCATATAATTCCTTGCCGATTTTCCAATCTCCTGAGCCTCTTTGTACAGCGGTTGCCTTGTTTTCCATTCTTGTAATCCATTGAGAAACATTCGGACTTTTCCAACACGGCTGAGAATCTCCCAGCCCCTACCCTCATACTGCTTATAAACTTCTATTCTTGCTAATTCCCCAAAAGGAGTGGGTGGATAACCAGTAAGGATATGAGTAAAATCATGAACATCTAGCATAAACTTTCCGAAAGCTTCATGTTTATCGGTCTTTTTATTATATCGTTCTAGATTGATGGTTTTTTGAAGTTCTGTGTATTTATACTTCTTCATAAAAGCTTTATATTCTGCAACAACTGTATTAGGTTCTGCATTATCATACTGTTCAAAGTGATCAAAAATACTTTGACCTAACATATATCTAGTACCTGTTTTAGTAGTTACCCAGACATTTATAGTATTATCCATTGAATCACCATTAAAGTGAGTAAGAAAGTCCACTATGAAGTTAGTATCATAGTTTCCAGGTTTTGTTTGAATTTTGATAAGATTCCAGAGGTATCTAATATCTTCAAACATTATATCTTTCCGTAAAGATATCCTGCTTTCGTAACAGATTCGATCATCTTTCTCTGTCTCTCTGCCTTATCTAATAAGACTTCCGCTACTACTTCTGATTTTAGATTAGTAGGTATATTATCAAGTTGTTTCGCCCATAAGTCCCAAGGCATTGCTAAGAATAACAATGTCGGAAGGTTCCAGTATGGAGAAATTAACTCCTGTAGTCCAGGTGTTTGGATTGTGTATGCTTTCCGTAACATGATGTTACAGTTGATCGCATCTTTTGCTCCCATTGCTTCTACTAGAAACAATTTGTCTACTTTACCATTAAAGTAAGTAGGAGCGTAGCCAACCCCTATATTATAGAATGAAGAAAATAAATCTTTATTAGTTGCAGATAGAATGAAAGAGTCTACGTCTTGATGCCAAGGCCCGTACGGCTCTAACCAACGGTTATTCCAGTTTATTTTTAAATCTCTCCGTCTTTTTGTCTGATTAGTCTGTCTAGTTGCTCTTCCATTTTTAAAGAAGTTTCTAGAATCTAACTTATCTATCTTATCCCAATTTAAAAGTATCATGCTCTTATCATGATCTTTTTCATTTGCTTCTATATCTAAAATACTGTAATAATTCTTATAGAATGGGTGATTTAAATAAACCCATTGCTTTCCAAAGTATGCAATCTTGTCGCCCATCTGTGCAACAGTAGGTAATTGTCCTTGATCTAAGGTCTTTTGATTAAATATACGAGGAGTATGATCTAAGCATAAAACTTTGGTCATAGGACCAGAGTTTATAGTTTTATCTTTCCAATACTCTTTTAACTGCAGTATCATTCTAGCTTGTAGTTGTGCGTGTCCTGTTCCATCTCGTCTAGCTGTACCTTTTACATTCCAAGCACTTTGATAAATATGCACTTCTCTAAAATTTGCTAATGCCCATTTGTGAACGGGCTGTAGCTTATCCCATGCTTGAGGTCTGGTGAAAAGATGTAGGCGAAAGTTCTCCCCTTTGTCTAATAAAGATGACAAAGTAAACATTGTTGTTAATTCATTTGTTTGTATTGCTATATCAATCATGTCTTAATGTATATTCCCAAAAATTATCTAAGTAGGCTTGTAATCTTTCCTTTGGATCAGGATCAAAATTAAATATAATTCCTGATCGTCTACTTGATAGTATCTTCTTTAAAGCAATTCCAGAGCCTATGTTTTTTCCTGCAACAGCCTGGTATAATGCTTCATAAGTAAGATGGTTCTTTTCTCTCGCTTTTACTGGGATTGCTACCGTTGAAATCTTTTTTCCTAAAAGTAATCCTATTAGTCCCATTTCACTATTAGGACACATAGCCATTTCTTTACAGTTCAACAGTACTTCATATCCTCCTGCTTTTTTATTTAAAATTTTATCTTCCCCATACTTTAGCTTCATTTTTGCTATCCAAAGGTGGGCAGTTATAGGGTGAGGTTTAATTACATATCCTTCATCTATTAACTTATCCATCTTATGCCAGTTTATAATACCCTTCTGTATTAAATTACTTCCTGGCGGGAAGATAACCTTATCATAAAATTCTGTGTTCCATTGTAACACATATTTATTTTCTAGGTTATTGATGATTTTTTCTATTCGATCTTCATCAATTTCTATTTCTGAATCATCAACAATAGAGTTCATCAACCTATTATTTATCTTTATTGTATTAGTTCTTATGTATATTCCTTTTCCTAGAAAGTCTGTATATAACCAAGATCTAATTGTACGCAGTTCATTAGTATTATACCAAAGATCATATTCAAAAGGACTTCCTCTATAACTATCTGGTATAAGCAAATGCTTAAACTTATTTAACTCTTGCAGTTGAGCTTTAGGTCGCATACTACTACCAGACTTCATATAATGAGTTGGTAGATCACCTAATTCTTCATTTATAGAAAGGGCATCTAAAGTATTCTTATTCTTGAACTTTGCCATTTCTTTCCTGCTTGAGTTCGTAAACTTGCTTTTCTAGCACTTTTACTCTATCCTCAAAATCTTCTATCGTATCAAAGAGAGCAGCCATCATGCTCTCCATTTTTTTATTTACATACTCAGGTGTAACTTCACCCTTTGTGTTCTCTTTTTCAAATGCCATCTTAGCTCCATGATGAACCGTCCCAGTAGGAAGCTCCATAGTCTGTAGCGCTTGACACTTCAGTATCATAGATGGTTCCAGCTGAGCTGGCTGTTATTCTTTCAAATATTTGCGTACTTGTTGCTGTTGCAAAAGTAGTCAAATGTCCTGTTAAAATTGTAGTATCGGTTGCTTTACTAGTATCGTAGACTGTTGATGTGTCTCTAGTAGTTGCATAAACCGTACCTGAATCTCTCGTAGTTTCAAACGTAGTAGTTGTACTCTGTGAAGTATTAAACGTTGAAGTAGTACTCTTACTTGTTGCAGTAGCATGACTAGTAAGTGTTCCTGTTGTAGTATCATATACTGTATCAGTAGCCTTACTCGTTGCTGTAGCTCTACTACTTGCTGTACTGTGTGTAGTATTGTAAGTTGTTGTTGTAGCCTTACTTGTTGCAGTAGCATGACTAGTAAGTGTACCAAGCGTAGTAGCATATACTGTAGTGGTAGATTTACTTGTTGCAGTCGCTCTACTACTTGCTGTACTGTGTGTAGTATTGTAAGTTGTAGTTGTAGCCTTACTTGTTGAAGTAGCTCTACTACTTGCTGTACTGTGACTAGTAGCATACGTAGTAGTGGTACTTCTGCTCGTGCTTGTAGCACGACTCGAGGCGCGAGAAGTACCGTACGCTGTTTCATAATTTGTGCTTCTTGATGTATTTGTGTTCCAAGTTGTAGTTTTACTAGTGTTAGTACTCCACGTTGTAGTTTTACTTGTGTTAGTACTCCATGTCGTAGTATGACTTGTATTAGTATTCCAAGAAGTTGTATGACTTGTGTTTGTGCTCTGGGAAGTATTCCTAGAAGTGTTAGTATTCCAAGCAGTATTCCAAGAAGTGTTAGTATTATTAGTACCACTTGTATTATTAGTTCCTGAGGTATTCCAAGAAGTATTCGTATTTCTAGAAGTACCGTAAGCGGTATTATTAGTACCTGATGTACCCCATGAAGTATTATTAGTTCCACTTGTACCATAAGCAGTACTGTTAGTTCCACTTGTTCCGTAAGAAGTACTCTGAGAACCTGCTGTATTCCAAGAAGTATTAGTACTGTTAGTCTGCGAAGTATTCCAAGCAGTATTAGTATTTCTCATCATTGGCTCTCCTTCTGGGTTTATCTGCCATACTGTTAAGTTAGTACCAGTTGTTCCCCAAGAGGTGTTTGTATTATTAGTCCCACTTGTTCCTACAGCAATATCCGTGGTTCTAGAAGTATTCCAAGAAGTGTTTGTATTTCTAGAAGTATTCCATGAGGTATTTGTACTTTGGCTTGTGTTCCAAGAGGTATTCGTACTTCTACTAGAGTCATATCCAGTACTATTAGATCCACTTGTTCCCCAACCCGTGTTTGTACTCCAACTAGTATTAGTAGATGCTGTACCTGTTGTAGTTTGATCAGTTGTATTAGTAAATGCTGTACCCCATGAGGTAGTTACAGCATATTCTGTAGTTTGTGAAGTACCTACACCATACTCTGTAGTCTGCGAAGTATTATCCGCGTACTCAGTAGTCTGCGAAGTATTAGCCGCATATTGTGTAGTTTGCGAAGTTGAATTAGTAAACCCTGTACTTCTACTCGTTGTTATTGTAGTATCATAACTAGTAGTATAAGTAGTGGTAGTGTCATACACTGTAGTAGTAGCATGACTAGTGAGATAAGTGGTGGTAGTCGTAAATAGAGTAGTTGTGTTAAATACAGTCGTTGTTGACGTACTTGTTTCATACGTAGTTGTAGTCGTAAAATCAGTTGTCGTATTAAAAGTAGTTGTGGTTGCCTTACTCGTATTAAAAGTAGTCGTAGTGGTATAAGTAGTTGTGGAATCGAATACAGTCGTTGTTGACTTACTTGTTTCATACGTAGTTGTAGTCGTAAAATCAGTTGTCGTATTAAAAGTAGTTGTGGTACTTTTAGTTGTTTCATAGGCAGTCGTAGTTGTATATTGAGTAGTAGTATTAAATACTGTTGTTGTATCTCTAGTAGTTGCCCAAGTAGTTGTTGTAGATTGCGTAGTGTTAAAAGTAGTAGTTGTATCTCTAGTAGTATCGAATACTGTGGCGGTATCTTTATTTGTTGCGTAAGTAGTTGTTGTACTATAAGCAGTTGATTGATCACCCGAAACGTAAGTTGTTTCAGTATTAGTAGTTCTGGCAGTAGTGTGAACAGCAGAGAAAGGCCCTTCTAGGCTTCCCCCATCATTTACGTAGACTTCGTTGACACGACGAATTGTCCCACTATCATTGATAGCGAGAAATCGTAATGTGCGGAGTGTTCCGCTATCGTTTACGTATATTGCCACCTAAGACTCCTATGAGTAAACGTACCAAACGTGCCCGCTAGATGTTGCTCCTACTCCCGTTGGCGCTGATGAAGTGATAGTGTAAGGTAATCGAGCTGCACCTATAGTACCACTTGTCAATTTTCCTGCAGCAACCGTTAAGTTACTCGCAGCCCTTCCTGAGGTTATAACCTCAGTACCATCTATACTAAGTCCTGCGTCCTCAATATTAAACTGTAATTTTGTTGCCATTTTATGCCTCTATTGTATGTCTTATAAATTTATAAGCCATAGTATCGCCTGACGCTGCTGTTACTCTGAGTCTGCAATCAGTCCCAGATATGTCTGCGTCAAAAGTTGCCTGTGCGCCATTATCAAAGATAGACGCGTATTGTGTTAAATAAACTGTTGAACCGTCATGGAATAATACGAGTTCCAATGCTTGGTAATCGCTATCTGTCGAGTTCGTAATCTGTACAAAGTATTTTGCACTTCTAAATGTTGCATGAGCGAATGTATCTAAATTAAATGTAGTAGTTGAAGAACTAGTTCCTGTACCTACGTCCATACCAGCTACTTCATCAATATGAAATTTCTGGGGTGGGTTACTATCTTGAATACCAAGTACACCTGCATTATTAGTAATATCACTTGTTCCATTACCCCAAGTATTAGTACCTTGTGTAGTAAGATTACCTGAGAAGGTAACATTACCTGTCATAGTTTGTCCACTAAGAGCATCAGATTTAAGTTCACTTGAACTTACTGCGTTAGCTGCTATTTCTGCGGCTCCTACTGCATTACCTGCTATTTCTGCAGCAGCTACTGAGTTAGATGCTAATAGATCTGCGGTAATTAAACCACTAGATATCATACCAACATTATTGATTGCATTATCTGCCATCAAGTCTGCAGTTATTTGATCATTTGCTATATGGGCAGTATCAATGGATCCAGTCGCATAATGTTCACTATCAATAGCGTCATCTGCAATCTTTGTTCCGTCTACCGCGTCAGCTGCTAGCTGTGCAGTATCTACTTGACCATCATCAATATGTCTTGTAAGAATAGAGTTTTGCGCTATCTTAGTTCCATCTATTGCGTTGTCTGCTATATTTCCTGTAGCGATTGTATTCGCTGCTATTTCAGCAGTTGTAATACTTGCTGCTATAATCTTGGTTGCATTAACCGAGTTAGCTGCTAATTTAGCTAAAGTAACATTTAGATTTACTATTGCATCGGTATCAACAGCATCATCTGCTAGTTGGTCTGCTGTAACTTGATCGTTGTCAATATGTCTTGTAAGAATTGAATTTTGTGCTATTTTAGTACCGTCTATCGAGTTGTCTGCAATATTTGAAGTTGCAATAGTATTAGCCGCTATTTCAGCAGTTGTAATACTACCTGCTACTATTGAATTTGCTACAACAGAGTTAGCCGCTAGTTGATCTGCTCCAACCGCATCATTTGCGATCATAGATTGCTCTACTGCGTCTGCTTGTATTGTTGCAGCTGCAGTTACATTTCCACTACCATCAAAAGAGGCTGATGTCCAAACGACATCTCCAGTCATTCCAATAGTTCGTCCTGTAGCTAGTGCTGTTGCTGTGTCTGCATTACCAGTTACAGCTCCTGTAACATTTCCTTCAATGTCTGAAACTAATGTTGCTTTTGTATATCCTGTTCCTGCCGTATTAACAGTAGTTGTTGGCTCAGCTTGGTTGTCTTTAAATAACTTCCACTTTCCTGAGTCACCCGCATCTCTGAATAATCCACCATATAAATCTTGTGATCCACTAGTATCATATAAACCGTAGAATCCTATGTCAACTGCATCAGACGAGTTATTCGTTGATGCAAGAGCAAGTAATGGATCTGCGGAAACAATAGTTGTTGAAGATACTGTTGTTTGTGTACCTGAAACTGTTAGGTTGCCTGAGAGTGTTACGTTACCAGAGAACGTTTGCCCCGATAAGGCATCACTCTTGAGCTCACTAGCACTTACAGCGTTTGCTGCGATCTCAGTCGCTGTTACAGCGTTCGCTGCAATCTGGTCGGCTGTAATTTGGTCATCATCTATATGTTGTGTTAGAATTGCGTTATTTGCAATATCTGCAGTTACAATTGTTCCGTTTACTATCTTAGCTGAAGTAACTGAGTTATCTGCTAAAGCTGTAGTATCTACTGATCCTGCTGCATAATGTTCAGCATCTATTGAGTCTGCTGCTAAATGTTCTGAATCAACAGCATCGTCTGCTATTCTAGTGCCGTCTATCGCGTCTGCAGCTATATCTGCGGTTACGATTGTTCCGTTTACTATCTTAGCTGTAGTAATTGAATTATCTGCCAAGTCTGCTGTTACAATAGTACCATTTACTATTTTGGCACTTGTAACTGAATTATTTGCTAAATGAATAGTATCTATACTAAGAGATACTAACTCTGCACTATCCACAGAGTTTGCAGCCATTTGGTCTGCTGTAATCTGTGCATCATCTATATGTTGAGTTAGAATAGCATTATTTGCTATATCTCCACCAACAATTGTGCCATTAACAATCTTAGCTGTAGTAATTGAATTATCTGCTAAATCTGCTGTAACGATTGTACCATTAACTATGTGGGCAGAAGCAACTGAGTTAGCTGCTAGTTGATCCCCTGTAACTTGGTTGTCGTCTATATGCTGTGTTAAAATAGCGTTGTTTGCTATCTTACCACTTGTAACTTGTGTGTTTCCAATTTTTGCAGTTTCTACTGCGTCGTCTGCCAAGTGTGCTACAGTAATAATATTCTGTGCGATTTCTCTTGCAGTAATATTATTTTCTGCTATCTTAACACTTGTGACTGCATTGTCTGCTATTTGAAGTGTTGCTATTGCATTAGTTGCAATTTCACTTGTATCTACCGCATTTTCAGCTATTTTTGCTGAGGTAACAGCATTTGCGGCTATTTTACCTGCTGTTACTTGTAAATTTCCTAAATGGATAGTATCTATACTACCCGTTACTAATTCGCTTGAGTCTACTGAGTTTAGTGCTATTTTAGCTGATGTAATAGCATTGTCTGCTACTGATGTAACTGCTGATGACTGTAAATGTATCGCTGCTACTGCGTTTGTTGCTAATTCACTGGTGCCTATACTATTTGCGGCTACCTCAGAAGTACCAACAGCGTTTGCAGCAACTTCACTTGCTGTGATCGAGTTACTTACTATCTCGGTAGTACCTACTGCATTAGCCTCTAGCGAAGCTACTAATGCCATTTGTTTACCTATGAGTGCCATTTTATGTTTGCTCCAGATACGATAGAACCACGTCTATCGAGCTTGCAACGTTTGATTGTACTTTAATTTTATCACCAGCTTCACAAACAACCTTACCGTCTCCTCCAACCAATACTAGTGTTGAACCACTTGGTATAGGCGAAGCGTGAACCATACTTATATGATTTGTTTCAGAAGCATCATAAAATTGTGCTGTTGCTTCTATTTGTCCGCCTGATTGATTACATAAATACAACCCAATTATTGTTGATGTTGTATTTGCGGGGCATGTGTAGGACGTCGTTAATGAAGTTCCTACATCTGCGCTTGTTGCTGTTTTAAATGCTGATGCCATGTTGCTATCCTAATGCTATACTTAATGCTAAGATATCGTCTTCTGTTATTGCGCTAGCATCTGTATGAGAAGCTACCGTTACGATATTGCCTGCCGCATTCTTTGTATAAATCTTTTGATCAGCTACGTTCATTGCAATCTCGTGTGTTGCTAAGTCGCTTGTTCTTGGTGCTGAACTGGAGGTTTCTGATCTTTTTATTTTAATAACCTGTGCCACTAGAATGTACCTCCGTCTAACGTATTAGACCATGTGACTGTTGAGGACGCTCCTACTTGAAGTAGCTGTCCTACACTATTTGTTGAATCGTATGTTCCTATTGATAGTGCTGAATACCCACCACTACTTCCA